GACGAGCCATTCCTTTTTGACCGAGAAGTTGATGCCGTCCAGCGACTCTTGGAGCGTCAGACTTCCCACAATCGCGTGGCCGCTGGGCCACGAGGTTGAAAACGTGTAGCCGCCCTGAATGAAGATCGCCCGTGAATTAGGAATGGCAGCGCCCGCCGTTGTCGTGAGATCCGTTTTGATAGAGCGCTGCGTCGTGCCCGAGCTTTGATACAAAGACGGCTCTGTGACAAACCCATCACCCACCGCGAGGCCGTCGAATACGCCGGCGCTTGAGGCCGTGAGGTTGTATTGAACCTCTGCGCTGGTTGCCAGTCTCCATTTCCCTGCCGCCAGATCGGTAGCGAATGTGCCGCTGGTGTGGTCCACGAGACAGTAATAGACCACATTCGAGACATGGCGGATATTCCCGACCACGTAAGCGGTCGTCGTCACCCAGGCGGAATGCACCAGTGACAGCGTGACCGTGTACTCGTCATTCGCCAGCGGGTGCTCAATGAGCGGAGGGAAGGTGTATGAAATCTCGCTGACGAGAAAGGAGTACGTGACATCCGTTGAGGCAGCGTCGGACCATGCCGCATGCTGAATGAAATCGCTCGTCAGGGTATCGACGGGGATCGACTCAATCAGCAAGGGCGGATGATCGCCGTGGGTAATCACAATTAGCCGGTTGATTTGCTGCCATTGGATCGAGGCAAGGTCGGCCTCGGTGTAATCATTCGGCCATTCGAGGATAAGGCCGGTCAGCGCGTGCCAGTAGCCAGCGGACAGAGCCGCCGCGAAGCTCGAATCAGTCGCTCCGCCGTTATCCACGCGGACGTAATTCGTTCCCGAGCTTGAGCACAAATCGCCGAGCTGGTAGGTGGTCGAGGTCGAGTGCGCGACGATTGAATACCCCGAGTTGATTTGCAGATAGGCCGGGTCGTCCTCTTTCCAGAAGCGGAAATAGCCCGCCCCGACTTCGAGAATGTAGTTCTCGCTGCGGCTGATCTTCAGTCCAATGAGGCGAACGGCAGCGCTGGACGTTTTGACCTCGCCGATGTATTCCGTTCCCGGTGATTTGAACGCTCCACCGTAGGGGCGAACCATGAAATTTTCCATCTGGACGCAGCCGGAGCGGTAGCCGTCAAAGTCCACCCGCCCATTCATCAACGGCGTGAGCTCGCCGCCGTTGAAGTTGACGTTGAGACTGTGAATGGCGGGCATGACTTACTGCGTGGAAATGAAACCGCGACGAGCGCGAACAAGCGCCGAGTCGTAGGTTGGTTGAAGAGCGCGGCCCTTGCCTTGTCGGGCGTCCTTCTGCTTCGCGGCAGGGCCAATCATGCGCTCGAACTGCGCTCGCAGCTCTGCGGCCTTTCCTGCGGGTCCGGTGAGTTCCTGCGCGATGTAGGAGGCCAGCACAAGGGCAAAGGCGTTGATGAACTCCTGCGGCCAGTTCGCGGTTGTCGTCTCCTGAAAGACGTAGTTCAAAAGCACTTCGTCAGCATCACAGAGGATCTTCGAGCCCTCGACCGCGTAGCGCTCCGAGTCTTCCTCGTTGCCCTCCATGCCGTTGATCTTGTTGACACGCAGGCAGTCGGCGGGCTTCGTGTGATGATAGTCCCAGCCGAACAGGGGCGCAAGAATCCATTCTCCCGTGCCGCTCGTGTGTGAGCCGCTGAAAACGGAGTCATCCAGGTCGAAGGTGTTCACGTCGATAACCGTCACGTACCAAGTGCCATTGGCGGCAGAAACGCCTTCCACGTCTTGAATGTGAATGCGGTTTCCCGTGCTCAAACCGTGCGTCGTGTGGGTGACGCGGATTTCATCGCTCGCGCCCGCGTCAGCCAGGGCCACGCCTGACAGCGCCGTCCATGTCAAAGTGAGCTTTGCCCGCTTTGTGGCGAAGTTCCACGGGTGCGAGGCCAAGGCCTCATCCCTCGCAGCGTCAAACCACTTCCGGCAGACTCGCGCCTGCTGCGTGGCGTCCGTGTCGAGATCGGTCATCTCCTTGCCCGCGATGAGCGAGAGAGCAAGGTTGGCAATGGCTGTTTCAGTCATGAGTTTTCAAAATGAAGCCCTCGCCGCCCACACTACGAGACGACGAGGGCTAAGGACTCCACCAACCACAGAGGAGAATCAGGCGAGCGTGTAGGCGAGGTTCCAGGTTTCCGTGTGGGAGACGCCGGAGGTAACCGTGGTCCAGGTGACGACGATCCAAACGTCCTGATCGAAAGAAACAGGAGTGAGGAAATCGACGCCGATGGTGCCAGCTTCAGAGAAGAACTTGCGTCCGGCAGCATTGCCAAGCGCGAGCGCCGTTCCGAAAGCATCCACGTCCACCACCACCGGCGTTTCCGCGTCGGTGAAGTAGCCGATGGAGCCGGTGCATGCATCGCCAGGGTCGCCGTAGTCCACAGAGCAGAGCTGCGGGATGAGGCGCGCACCTTTCGGCAGCCGGATCAAATACAACGGGTCGGCGGTTGCGGCGGTGTAGGCGGTTTTGCGCACCTGAACGAATTTCAGGTTGCCGCCGTACTGCTTGAGGTTTGGAGCCTGCGACTGGTCGGTGACAGCGGCGAGCTGGAGGGTTGCGAAGTCAGAGAATACGTTAGCCATATGGGTGTTGAGTTGAAGTGAAGTTGAGGGTTATTCGAGAGCAGCAATGGCGGAGATCACAGAAGAGATGTCCGTATCAGCGAGGATGAGCACCAGAAGCCGCGCCATCGCGTCTTTATGACTGGCACCATAGGAAGCGTCCGACGCGGCAAGTGCCGTGAGGATGCCGCCAATGATGGAGATGTCGTCAGCGGCGAGGCCGTCGGCTTCCGTGAGCGCCATCAAGTTTTTGAACGCGGTTTGAAGCGTGCTGGTAAAGCTCGCGTCAGCGGCCAAAAGCATCGTGGCGATGTCCGAGAGTGCGGCTTTGGCATCCGCACCTACACCACCTGCCAGAATGGACTCAGCGAGAGCCTTCATGGTTGCGATGTTGGTAGCGTCCCAAGCCGCCGTATCTGCGACTTGCATCGCGGCGATGGCGGTAAGCAGCGCGTCCGCGTTTGCGGAAACGCCTCCTGCCTGCAATTCATTCACGAAGCTGCGCACCGTGAGCGCTTCCGCCGTCGTGAGAATGACCTCATCGACCGATCCGCCCTCGCGTGCCTTCTCTGTGACGGTCTCCACGCGAGGATTGATGCCGACTCGGAATGTGATGGTTTCAGCCATGATCGTGAGGATTACGGGCTTTCGTCGGCGTAGATGCGAACGACCCTTTCGTTCTGCGTGCGAACACCGCCGCAGCGATAGACGCCGCGAATCTGCTTGCAGTGACGACGGGAGGGAAGCACATCCATGTGAGTGTTGCGACCCCCATCAGCGAACTTCACGCCGGACTTGTGCCAGGCGAAGCAGGTCCGAACGTCGGTGCTCGTGTTGCGCACGAAGCGCTCGGTGCGAATGAAGGTGAATCCGCAGAACTTCTCAACCTTGCCTTCGGCGAGCGCCTTCACGTTCGCGTAATCGGCAGAGGTGATTTCAGTTCGCAGGAGCATGTCCTGCACCTGTTGAGCGGTTACGCCGAAATAGCGGTCGCCGTCTTCGACTTCCGCAGCATCGAGCAGCTTCTTGGCACGGAGGATTTTGCCCACCGTGATACCGCTGTTCGCAGCAGAGCCCGAGGTGACGTAATCGACCGCAACCGAGAAGTTGCTGTCGAAGGCGTCAGTCGTGGTGCCGTTCTCGCCGATGTAGCGAGTTGCGCCGAGCGCCTGAATGATGACATCGTCCTTCGTGCGGTTGGACGCCGCAGTCATGGAGGCGACTTCATCCGAGTCGGGCAGCGCGATGGTGCCGAGCTGGACTTCATCGTCTTCGTCGAAGGTGATAACCTTCTCGAACTTGCGGCGGAAAATCCAGTAGGAAGTGCCGGTCGAGTCGCCATCGGGAGTATCGCCCTTGCGCTCCGTGACTTCGGACATTTCGCCCTCGTCGAGCTGGTTGAACTTCCGGCGCTTGCCGGTGATGGTGGTAGGAGTGACGGCAGAACCGAGGCGGGAATCCGTCTGTTGTGCGAGCATTTCCCAGTTCTTGGAATACTCGGTTTCGAAATAGGTAGGCAGTTGATCGCTCATGGCGAGAAAGAGATTGGATGTTGCGAGAATGGCTTGTCCGAGTCGTGACTTGCCGGGTGTTACCCTCTCGCGGGTGTCTCTTTCGAGGCCGCTGCTTGGCTCTCGCGGGTGTCCCTGAACCAGGGGCCGCTTTAACTCTGTGAAGAGTGGGCGGAACTCTCCGCCGATTGTCAAATAAAAAAGCAGCCACCCGCAAAGATGGCCGCTTTCAATCCTGGTTTCATCCAACGGTTTTCTTCCTCCGCGCCTCCCGTGAAGCATCATTGCGGCTGTGGTGGTGAGCTATTTCATATAGTGAAAATGGCGAAGCCATTTGAAGTAGCCTCAATTCTTTGCCTTGAAGTCCATTTCGTCAAATAAAACTTGCGCCGGTTCTGCGATATGGCAGAATCGCGGCAGCAATAGGTTGTTCTCTGGCGGGAACCATCGCCCTTGAACAGCGAACTCTCACCAGAGAACACCGCGAAAAGCCGATCTTCCGCCAGAGGTCGGCTTTTTTGCGTATCCATTCCCTGCTCCACTAAACCGAATGAATCCATTCGCCATCATCACCAAACCCTCAAGGCCAACCGAATTTGAAATGCAGGCGGAGCTATATTTCCACCTCAAGCGTCTTGGTCTTGATGTGAGAGGTGAAGTGTGGGCCAGTCACGATAAAGAGGGCAGCTTTTTCGATTTGGTTGTTTTTCGCGGCGAGCATGGAGCGGTAATCATCGAGGTGAAAAATTGCCCGTCTGGCGCATTACGCTTTGGCAAAAAGACCCGCCAGAGAGAGAAATATGGGAAATATGACCTGCCTATTGTTTTTTACACCACAGCAACACCGCTGCCGAATGTCTTAGCTGAAATCCAAGGACACCTTGACCGCATATGAAGCAGGAGGGAGGGGTTTGCCTGAAAAGAGCAACACTGATAAACCGACTACCGCCATGAATGACATCGAAAACAAAACGTGGCTTTGCGTCACTTGTTTTGGCAGGCCGCGATCAAAGATCAGAATGGATGCGCGAATTGACCGAAAAACAATGAACTTTTGTAATCGCTGCGGAGGCCCAAAGGAGTTCGAGTTTATGGAGGCCAGCAGGCAAAGCAAGGGCAAGAGGGTGCGAGCCAAGCCTGCAAAAGCCTTTTCCGAAGTGCAAACTCGCGAAAATCTACTCAACGCAGTCATAAGAAAGGGCCTTGGAGTTCGCAAGGCGAACTATAACCGATTCACCGCTAAGACCATAAATCTAAAGTGCCTTCAGTTATCCAACGAAGATATTAGGGGTGCTGGATTTCAAGAGTATCCATGAAAAACCCCGCCTTGAATCCGCAAGCCACGCGAAGCGCCTGCATCGGGTGGAGTCGGTCAAGATGTCGCCTGAAAGTGCATGGCATCCCTGCCCCAAAACGCTCCCGCTTCAATCCACCCCTCGCGAGCAAACGCCTCCATAACCTCAAACGGCATTGTTGCCTTGACCGGCCATGAAGTGAGGTTGCCGTTGGTGTCAGGCGCAAAGTCCACCGCAGCGCCACGGGCATGCAGGGACGGCAGCGAGCCGCCGCGCATCGGGCGATTGTTGAAGCACCCGGCATATTCAGCAAGGATGTCAGCGTGGCATGAGAGCGATTGCAGCACGCGCCGTAGAGACGCTGAAACGCGCTGATGACAGCGAACGGTCTTGACTGCCTTCCCCTCGTATTTCAGGCCAAGTCCAGTCACGTCCAGATTCGTCAGTTTCGACTCGTCACCAGCGGCCCCGTAGAATGCAGCCAGGCTCTCTTGGTCGGTCTTGGGCCAAGGATTTGGCACTGGCATGAGCTTGCGTAGATGGCGCTGGCAGGCCGCGATTGATTTCGGCCCCCAAAAGCCGTCAGGCTCCACACCGAGCCTGCTTTGGATTGCTTTGATTTGGTTGGTTTTCATGGCTTTGAAGGCGTGTCCATCACGCGCAGTTCAAGAAAAATAGCATCGCTCCATGTCGTGTTTCCTCCGGTTATGCGGTTGTAGGCGTCAGATTCCATCTTGGCACAGAAAATCACTGCCAGGAATGTGACCGCAAGAACTACGACCGTAAAAAGGACAAACCCTATAATTGAATCTTTCACGCCTTCACCCCCTGTAAGCGCATCATCATGGCCGCCGCCTCCTGCTGCCGAGCCGGTCCTTCCTTGCCCATGTATGCCGCATGCCATGGGTTGTTCACGTTGCGGCGGATGTCTTCGGCTTGCGCCTTGCCGTCCATCATCACGCCGGACTTGTCGTTCCCAACAAGCGCGTCGGGCTTGATGAGGCTGGAGACGGTGAGCATGGCCTTCACGAACTTCGCGTTGTTGCCCAGCTCGGAGTCGTTCAGGTCGAAGCCTGCCAGTTGTGCAGCTTTCGCGGCCTTGCCAAGATTCACATCGAAGTCAGCGCCCCAATCTTTGCGAAGCTCCGCCTCCTGCGACTTCACGAACTCGTCGAGCTTCACCTTGCCTTGCTCGCCGTATTTCGCCATTCGAGCCATGTCGAACTCCACAAGCTTCTGTGCTGCGGCGGGAGGGATGTTCAGCGAGTGCGCGAGCTTCGAGAACTCGCTGACCTCCGCCTCGTCCCATTTCAGACCCTCGGGGATCTTCTCCGGCTTGGCGAGCTTGTATTCCTCGGGGGTCGCTGGAATGCCCAGCACGCCGCGAATCTGTTCGTTGAACTTCTGAACCTCTTCAGCGGGAGCATCGGGAGCCGGAGCTTTGAGCGTGGTTTTCTGGCCGATGAGCTTGGCGGCGTTGGCGTGCCCGCGCATGAGTTCGAGCGGGTTCGGGTACTTGGCGAGCGATGCCGCAGACGGCTTCAGGTCGTCAGGCAACGAGGCATCCCAGCCCTGCTTAAAGTTGCCCTTGTCGTCCAGCGCGGAACGGAAGTCCCACGATGCCGCGCCTCCTTCGCCGTCGCCCTGCTTCTGCTGCTGTTGCTGCTGGCCTCCGCCTTCGCCAGAGCCCGCGCCTTTGTTGAGCAGGGTTCCGCCGCCTCCGTTGGAGCCGCCTTCGCCGCCTTCGCCTTCGAGGATGAATCGTGTGAAAAGTTTCATGGTAGTGGAGTCGTGGGATTATTCTGCCTTGTCGGTGAAGTCGTTTTCTTTGCCGGTGTCCTTCTTCTCGCCCCTCAGCTTCCCTTGAATCCTTTCTTGAGCGGCCGCGAACTCAGCGGTTGAAGCTGGCACGCGGCGATTGTCAGGATAGCGCACGGCGATTTCCTCGGCGGTCGCGTGAGTCTTGAACCACGCGACGTACTCGGGCGTCTTGTCTCCCATGGCCGGGTTTTTGGCGGGGGGCTGGGGAATCTGGCCTTTGGCGGCGAGATCGTGGAGACGTTGAACGGCTGAGATCCCACGGGCGGGTTTGTCGGCCTCGACCTGGGGAGCGAAAACAGGCGCATGGGTCGAAGCTGGAGCCTCGGGAGCCTCGGGAGCATCTTGAATGAGTCCGCGCCGTTTCATCTCGGCGGCGAGATCGTCGTCGCTCATGTCGGCGATGATTTGCTCTTTTTCACCGACAAGGAATTCAGCCTCAGAAGCCTCCAGAAGCGCCTTTGCTTTCTGGATTTTTTCGACGGTCAGGGTCGATTTCTCTTCACGCTCGAAATCTTCCGGTGTTCCGGTGACAAACACCAGATCGACGATTCCAGACTCTTTGCGAATCGCGCCCTTGACCGTGGGGCCGACTTTCTCTTTCAGGTGGCAGGTGGAGTCGTAAATAGCTCCGATTACAGCGCCGTCATTCGTGACGAAGCCGCCTTCTTTGATTTCAATTTTCATGTGGTGGTGTGGTGGTGGTTAAGCTGGAATGCCCGCAAGAGTGTTGTGGCCTTTACCTGCGTTCACGAGCTTTCGCTTCTCATCGTAGCCGCCTTGCACGCTGCGATTCCATGCGCTCAAGCGGAGGGCGTCACCATGAGCTTTCGCGAGGCGTTGAAGGTTGCCATCGCGCTTCAGTTTACGATGGATTTGCCGGATGTTTGGAGGCGCGACTTTGACTTTGCTTTTAAGCCTGCTGATAATCGCAGAAGCCAGGGATTTGAAGAATGAGAATTTCATTTTTAGCGCTGGTGGTGGATTAAAGTTTGAGGCCGTCCGCAGTAGGCTCGACAACAGTGTTGCTCGGGTCTTTCGAGTTTGGATATGGGTTCGGTGTGCCGATGTATTTCAGCGCCATGCCTTGACGCATGATGCAGGATTCCAGGTCGCGGATGGAGAGCGTGTGCTGGGCGATGACTTCGCTTTTGTCGGCCAATTCGCCATCCGGGCCACTTGGGTAAGGCTCGTCGGTAAGCTGGCGTTTGTGCTCCTTCATGCGTTGCAGAAGGTCGTCCGCGTCTTTGCGGAACTGTTTGGAGGTGACAATGGCTTGTTCTTTGGTCATGGTGGTGGTGGTTAAATCGCTCTTGTTGGTTTCTCGGAAGACTCTTCATCTTCCAAGAGTTCAGCGCCGCGAGCTTGACGGCGTAGAAAGTAGGCCAGCACGTCCTTCTGCCCATCGCGTTGAGCGGCAGCGTGCGGGCTGAAATTGTCGGCAGACTGGAACACTGGCCGGAACATGCCGAAATGCTGCTGCGCCGCCGTGAGGACGACGTTGAAAGCCTGCGATGCGGAAAGCTCTGCCCAGGCGGCATTCAGCCTTGCGGCGCGGTCCTTGCGCTTGGCTTCGATTTCTTCGGCGGGCGTCATCCGGCTATGAGTTTGGCGACGGTGTTTTGAAACCTCACATGAGCCGTTGTCGCCATCTCGATAACGTCGCGCTCGTCAAATCCTGCCGCGTGAGGGATGGCGATGTTGTCCTCTTCGGACTTCGGATCGCCGAACTTGCGCCCCTTGTAGTTGAACCGGAATGAGAAGCAGGTAACGCCGTTCATCCACGCAAGAAGGATGTCCTGCCGCGTTTTGCGGAGATTGGAATGCTCGTCAAAGTGGTAAACGAGCTTGTCATTCCCCCGCGTGAACGGCTGCGCGAGGTCGAGTTGTGAGCGGTCACTCATGCGGCCTGCCCTCCGAGTTTCGCCAGCGCATCAACGCCGCCGATGGCACCGAGAGACTTTGCGCCCTGTTCGACCATCTGCATCTTGGCTGCCGCTGCCTGTGCTTCAGCCTGTGCCGCCATGCGCTGCTCGACAACCTCCTCATCGAGGATGTAGTCAGTAGGCACACCAGCGTCGCGAGCACTGCCACGGCTCCAACGCATCCAGTCGAATGGTTCCAGAACCTCGGGACGGAGGGGAGCAAGCGAGACAATGCGCTGAATGTGGCGATCCGCGTCGATGTTGCGGAGCGACTTGATTGCCAAAGCGAGGCGAGACGAGAACGTGACGGCAGGATTCGGGACGATGCCGACGAACTCGGAGACGCGCATGATGGCCTCTTGCGGAGGTGTTGGCAGCATTCCGGCTTCCATCCACAGGCTGAAGAGCCCTTGGAGCATAGGCGTGTGCTTCTCGTTCGCGATGCGGGAGAAAGCGGGAGTGATGGCCGTGATCTTCTCCGCCGCCCGCTCGTTGATTTCGGTCGCCGTGCGGATGCCATCCAGCCCCTCGAACATGTTGAAGAGCTGTGCATGGAACTTCGCACGAATGGACTCTTGGCGCATTTTGACGCGATCCTGACCGACGTTGTAATCTCCGCCAACCTGGATGGGTTTCGGCTCGACCATGCCCTGGTCAATGTAGGTGATGCCGCCAGCCGAGAGCACGATGTCACCCTCCATGCGGGAATCTGCGATCATCGAGGGCCGGACGCGCTTCTCGGCCTCGCAATCCATCATCATTTGGAGGAAGTTGATTTGGCGCGTGTCTGGCAATGCAGCGAAGCCGGGGCCATAGCCGTAGGCCGTCTTGCCTTCGAGGGCTGTCCACTTCAGGTAGCGCCCGACTGAGAACGGGAAGTGATCGAAGCCGCTTTCCTTGAGCGAGTGCTTTTCGGCAATCTCGACATAGCAGGAGGCAAACGCCTTGCCCCAATCGGCCATACGGGCAATCTCGTTGTCGGGCCGCTCGTCTTCAGGGCGAGGATAGACGGCATGTAAAATCTTGATCTTCGCTAGCTTCCGCTTGTCGTCGCTGCCCATGAGAGCTTCTTGCGACTTCTTTGAAAGCGACTCTTTGCCGAAGTGCTTGGCAGCTTCTTCAATCGTCCATTCAAATTCACGAAAAAGCACATCAACCACGCCAAAACGGTTCTCCTCGATGCAGTAAGAGCCCGTTGGCAAATGCTCGAAGCGGAGCAGGCCTTCCTCCAAGGCATAGTAAAGCGCAGAGGTTCCAAAGCCGCAGTGAGAGAGCCAATCTTCGTGAGCCTCGGTGTAAAAACTGGAGTTTGACAGGTATTCGCGGGCAAGCTCGCTGCATTCCTGCGTCCATTTTTTCACCTTGTCGGAGCCTCGAAGCTCGCGTGTTGGGTCGAAGCCGAACCACGGCTCATTTGCTGGCATCATCCAGGACATCAAGCCGCCTGCCATCGTCATCAATGCGTCTCCCGCGGTCGTGTCGAACAGCAAACCCTCGCGTGAGGTGTCTGGCAAATTCGTCTTGCTGGAAATGCCAGCCGAGCGCGGGGCCATCAAGTCAGCAATCTCTTGCCATTGAACAAGCCAGGGCATGCGGTCGGACTGCATTTGCAGCCAGCGCTTTACCAGCCTTTCAGCCTTCTCTGCGGTCTTGGATGGTTCAGGGCTCACCGGTGTAGGCCTTGGCGGTTCCGCCGAGAGTCCCGGCAAGGTTGCTGTTGGACTTCAGGGAGCCAAGGATGTTCCCTTGCAGCGCATCGGTGCCACCAATGCGCCGTTTAGCGTCCCGGCTTGATTTCTGTTTGGCGGCTTCCGAGTCGGCTACAACGGGGGCCTGCGGAGGCGGAGGCGGAGGCGACGGAGGGGCGGACGCGCCGCCGCCGAAGAAAAGAGAGCCGTCCACCGAGGGCCAAGCGAGAAAGAATGGGGGTCGCATGGCAATCTAAGGCGGAACTCAGCGGGCTTTTGCAAGCACTTTCTCTGTTTGGACGAACCTTACAGGGCTGCCTCGCTGTGAGAATCCCAGCCAAGGAAGCTCACAGGGAAGCCAGCGAGCGGCAACGCTCAAATCGCCGGCCAGTGCCCAAATGAACCAGCAGTCCGCAGACTCCAAAGGTTCCACGTGGAACGGATCGGCGAGCTTTTCGGGCGTCCAGTCGCGGCGCACGGGCCTGCCCATCGCAAAGGCTTCAGGGGTCGAAACGACGTAGCCTCGCTCGAAATGCGCCTTGAGGTCGTCATCGAAGCTCATGCCGGGATTGAGCCGGTAGAGTCGGCGGATGGAGTCAATGGGGGGCATAAATCCGAACCGTGGCACTGCGGCAAACTTCGCCAAGGCTCAGTTGCCGAGCTAGGTGTTCGTCCCCTGAGTGCGTCGCTTGGCCTTCCGCGCTTCCTGCATCGCGGCCTGCTGTGCTGGTGAGATGGAGCGGCGGCTCACCTTGCCGCCCTTTGCGCCGATCTCAGCGAGATATTTCTTGAGTTCGCGCTTCATGGGATTAACTCAAATGTAGTTCCGACGTTGCCATGCACCAATGGCCGGGCATTCCGCAGTGATCCGTGCGCGATGTCGGCGACGAAGAGAATCGACTTGTTCCGCCGGTATGTGTAGCCGGTGACGGGAGGGTAGCCGGGTTCCTGCTTGACGAGGCGCGCGCCATCAAAAGTGCGCTCGATGCTTCTGTGATTGCTGGACGTGAGGGTTATTTTCATGGCCTTATTATATCATAAGCCGCTTATGAACGCAAGCGACATTTGAAGATTTTCCCAACGGGGACGAACAATTGCATGGAGCTAACCGCCGGTAGCGTCTTGGGTGCATTCGGAGCCACACGGCGGCGGTAGCTCATGCAAAGCGTTGTGCGAATCCATGAACTCGATCTCGGGTTTCTCGGCACGCATTTGGCGATACTGCAACTCGACTCGTAGTGAGCCGATGACCACGGCAGCAGCGCGACTGATAGCCATCGCTTCCTCCGCGCTGATGCTTTTGCTTTCGAGCGCGGCCACGGTCGCGCTCATTTTCTCTCTGAGTGTGTTGATGTTCGTCATATTGTTTTGATTCTGGTTCCTAGTTTCCTGCTAAGTTTGATGTGCTCTCGTTTGATCCCGATTAGAGCCTTGGGGCAGTCTTTGACCTTCATGTGCAGGTATCGGTTTGCCACGACGCTATCGGGGAGCTTCTCGATGTCCTTCTTCGCCTTGCGCTTTACTGCCACTGCCGTCCTTTTTGGTTTCCTTCTCTTGCGTGGGTGGTCGGATGGTAGAGCCGCCCACCGTTCACGTTCTGCTTTGCGCTCTGCGTCCCTGATGCCAGCCATTGCTCGCCTTTGGCGCTGCTTTTCCATCCTTGCGGCCCATCTGCTTGGATCAGTTTTGATAGCGACATACCACGCAGGCAACGCACAACCAGACGGTGATGCCAATGACTGCCCGATGGGAATCACTAGCGAGGGCGGAGATGGGGGGCGGGCAGTCATGGCATACCTTGGTCGTTCCCCGAATCCTCTGCCGACTCGGCGTAGCACACTGCCACCACCAACCGCTCCGCCCATTCGCCCTGTCCGTTCAGCTCGCAGAATTTGCCCGCATTCGGCCAGCACGGGCCTCTCTCCCTCCCATCTCTGAGTCGCACCATGCACGGGCGTTTTCGATAGCCGTCGCTTCGGTCGTATTCCTCCCACCGCCCCCACTTCGCATAGATTCCCTGTAGTGATTCGGGCAGAGGATTCGGGGAACCAGCCGATGGAGCAGCAACTCCGCCGCTCGGGTTTGTTTCGATGTCGCTCATGGGTCAGTTTCCTTTCGGTGTTTCGGTTGCGCCGCTTCCGGCGGAGTGGCTCATCTCCGCGTT